GTTATACCATCAATTAAACCAGTTTCATACCCATCTCTAATTGCTTGAGTATCTGCTGTATCCAGAAAAATCTTCATAGTCTTGAATGAATCGTTCATATTATTTCTCTTATATAGTCAAAAAATTTTGGGGTGGGAGGTTGGGATTCTGTATTACCAACAAAGAACGGGCATTACTACAGTAGTAAATTTTACGTCCTTGCCTGAGACCCGACTGGTAAGTCGATTCTACTCTTGCGAGTAGCAGCACCACCTGTGTCTCGTCACCTTAACCAGCTATATGCCAGAAAGTTTATTCAGTCACTCCCCGTTGAACCCGTCGATTCAACAAACATAGTATAGCATAAAAAAAGAGGGTGTCAACCCCCCCTTTCTTCTCCTTCTTCTGATTTCTTTTTCTTAGCACCAATATTGTACTTGGTTTCTAAAATCCAATCTTGTTTATCTTTATAAGATAAAACTTTAATTTGATTTAAAGGTGCTATATCTTGAATTGTATCAACATTTACAACACCAACCAATCCCCAATCAGCAAGCAACTGAGCAATACGGTTCCTACGCTGAACGTCGTTAGAAGTAAGGTTAGCGTGTTTCCCATCTAAGGCAAATAATTCTTTAAAATGTACAAGGAAATACCTCCCCTGCTTATGGAGTATATGACAACTTTGATATATCTTCTTCTCTTTTCTTGATGCTACACCAATTCTTGTGAGAGTTTCTCTTACCTTTAAGAAGTCATCTGGTTCATTCAGAGTTACTTCTACCATCTGATCAGGCGACCACTTCACCTCAGGCTCTTTAAGCACAGTCATTTTGTTCCTCCAGTTTCAAATTTCGATTTTATAAAATTAAGTTGTTCAGTTGTTAGGATTTTCAAAGACTGTTGTGCCTTCTCATTACTATACCCATAGTAACGTTTTACATAATCAAGATCTTTGATTTTATCTTTGCGGAGCCAAGGAGAGAATCTCTTCTTAGATCGTAAACTATTTAGATAAAAATCATATTGAATCTTTTTTGGTAGGAACGAATACCTATTCATCTCATTTGCAAACATTACAGAATCAAGATGTCCAGAATAAATGCGATTTATAATGTAAGGATTGTACTCTTTTTCTAATGAAGGATCTTCATCAATTAAATTCTTTTTTGTTTGGTTAATTGAGTTTAACCAATCTTTCAATTCAGTCATTTAGGTAATTGTCGATTAAAGTTCCAGTAATCAAACTTCTGCCAAGTATAGTATACACCAATTAAAGTTCTTTTGACAAACTCTTCAAGGAATATTATAGAAAGAAAAATTATTTTTTCTATCATTTTGTAAGTTCTTTAATTTTATATTTCCAATAGTCCCTCTCTTGATCATCAATCCAAGGAGAATGAACCATCACATGAGCATATTTTAACCAATGTTCATCTGTCCAATTCTTTTTTGGACCCATATGATCTTTTAATGTCACTGATCCAGTTTATCCATTTTTTTCTCATCTTCTTTAGATCTGTTCTTGATTATAATTCTATCATTTTTATAATCAGGAACAAACTCTAAAACGTCATCATGAGCCCAACATAACTCCTCATATAACATATTGAGACGATCCATATCTTCCCAAAGATCATTGACGTGTTCATGATAGTCATCCATCAACAGTTACCTCTGATAATTTATAATTGAACAATAATAACTCCTTTCTTTCTTGTTGGTCTCTCATATATTCTCCAACTGAACGCATCGTGTAAGTTAATTTAAACTCACTAGCACTCCATTCCTTAAATCTATCTTTGACCAACTGATCAGAGTTGTAACTAATTAGCATATTAATGTTGTTATGCTCGTCACAATCAGCAGCAAATTTGTCGTGATCAAAACCTTTATGCATAGATCCACTCTTACCATAAAGATTATCCTTAATATCATAAGGAGGATCTAAGTACATAAAAAGACCATCATGAATATCTGTTCTAAAACAATACTCATAAGAATATTGATTAATATGCCAATGTGAAATTATCTCTGAATACTCTGGTAATTTTTCAATTCCTCTCATAGAGAAATTAGAATCACTTGCCTGTGCTGAGAAAGAAGATGCCTCAGTAAGACCAGAAAAACTACACTTGTTTACAATATAAAAAGCAACTGCTCTATCTAAATCAGTTTTTGTTTTATCATTAATAACATCTTTCATCTCTGCAAATAAACATCTAGCAGAGTCTTGATTACAATGAGCAATCTTAAGATTCTTTAATTCTGTAGAGAGTTCAACCCCAAACATCTGAAGATTACTCCAGAAGTTAATCAAAGGTTCATAAAGATCATTAACAGTAATCTTTAGGTGTGGATATAATTTACTAACGTGTATAGCAACACTTCCACCACCCAAAAAAGGTTCACGAAATTCTACATACTCTCTAAGATCTGGAAAGTATTCTCCCATCTTAGTACAGGCACGAGATTTGCCACCAGGATATCTAAGTGGGGTTTTGAGTCCTTTTTTGCTCATAATTTAATTCTAATTGAAGTTCTGTTTCAAACTTGTTGTAAGTTGGTTCATGCAATGCACAATACTCACTAAAGGTAATCATCATTTCCTTACGTGATAGTCTACAGTGTTTTGCTGCTTTTGGCAAGTTCCATTTAGCAGAAAACAACATTTCCATTGCTTCTCTAGTTTCAGTTCTCATTAATAAAATCTTTCATCATTAAAATCTCTTTGAACTTCTACTTCAATAGCATCAAAGATTCTACCTAAAGCACCAGCAAATACCCTATATCCAGAACCAACATATAGTTGTCCTGCTACTACAGAAACTGTTGCTATACCCCAGAAGATATAATAAAATTTTGATTTAACTTGATTCCTTTGCTTTTCTTTGGTTATCATTTTGTAATCTCCAATGTTTAATTAATGTGTTCAATTCACTGATTCGTTCTTCAGCAACTTTTATTTTTTCCTCAAGATTAGATTGTTTCATTTACGTTCTTCCAAATAAGAAATAGCCTTCTCTAATAGTTCAACATCATCATGAAACTTTCCAAGACCAGTGTTACACTCATTACAAATCCACCCCCTAAAAACTAATTTAGTATGACAATGATCCATATACATTTTTGCTTCTTTACCACACAATTCACATTTAGTAGTTTTTGGTGGAGCAGATTTTTTAATAATGATTCGCTCTTTCTGCATTTCAGCAGAACATAATTTACAGAATCTTTTTCTATGAATTTTCCGTGGTGTAGTATTACAGATGGTAAATTCTTCTAAAGGTTTTTCTTCAGAACACCGTGCACAAATTTTTGTAGGTCCCTTTACCACAGTTAAATTACCCCAAACATCTAAAGTTGTAATATTAGTCATTTAAAATGACCTCCACTTTCAAAGGTTCTTCTAGATAATCAACAATTCTTATAATACCATAAGCAGTAAATACTTGAGGTACTATAAAAGCAACCATTGCTACTACCCAAAACAAGTAATAATAATTTTCTTTATTTTGCGTTCTCATAATATTTACTCTCCAGACATTTTAGAAACTAATTTGTCTGCCAACTCTTCAATTTCTTGATCAGTTGGATATATTGGATATTCATTAGGATCTTGCTGAATACCCTTTTCATCAAGATATTCATATCTCCGTTGTGCTTCATTATAACGTGTTTGAAGCCTACTTTCTGCCATTTGAAGACAGTCCATACGAAGTTCGTAGGGGTTCCTAGACATGATAGTTAATTTGCGATTGTATATAAGTTTATGTGTTAGATGTGTTGGGAGTGTGTGTGTTTTATTATTCCCTTTTCTAACTATAAAACTTAAGTTTATTTATATCATTTAAACTCACACTCCACCATAATTTCAGTTAAACAAGCAAGTAAATTTATTTCTTGATCTGCTACAAACGCTATTTGATACTGGTACTTCGCAATAACAAGAACGGCAGCAGGAATAGAGGCAGGGATAAGGGATTCGTATAAACTATCGTAAAGGCGACGTAATAAAACAGTAGGATCATTATCCAAGTTATTGACACACCATTTACGTACTTCCGAAAAGTTTTTCGATTTAAGATTTTTCGTAAGTTCATCTACTTTAACGTCACTAAAATGTGCAAGTATACCACTATCTATCGCACCCCCTACAGAGTATCTTTGACACTCATTAAGCACTCTACGCCAATCAGGAACGTGCTTATTAATTAATTGGACTAAAACCTTATCATCAAAATTAACCCGTTCCTGCTCCAATATATGCCTCAATCTATTAAAAAATGATGCAGCGATTAATTGTTTTTGTTTACCATTTACAGAAAACTCAACGACAGCACAACGACTATGGAGTGGTTCGATGATCTTATTCTTATAGTTGCAGGTGAAGATAAATCTACAGTTTTTGGAGAACTCCTCAATACTCGCTCTGAGAAGGAGTTGTACATCGGGAGTGGTATTGTCTGCTTCATCGATGATGATAACCTTGTGCTTCGACTCACTAGTGAGAGATACCGTAGACGCAAAGTTCTTGGCATTATTCCTAACAGTATCAAGAAAACGCCCTTCATCCGATCCGTTAATAACATAATAATCTGCCCCTAACTGCTTACATAAACATTTAGCAACCGTGGTCTTTCCAATTCCTGGAGGACCAGATAGAAGCATATTAGGAATCTCACCTTTAGATAAAAAATCCTGAAAAGTTTTCTTTGTACTCTTTGGAAGAATACAATCATCAATAGTTTGGGGTCTATACTTTTCAACCCAAATAAAATCACTCATAATTTATAAAATTTTTAAAGAATCAATATTATACAGTATATCCAATTTTAGTAAGCAATTGATTCAATATGTATTGATATGCCTCTACTATATCACCTTCTTCTTTTCTAAACAAGTCTTTATCAAAACTATCTTTAGTTCCTTCTTTCCAAAGACGCATTCCATCAGGAGATAACTCATCAGATAAAAGTATATTACCTTCAGAATCATAACCAAACTCTAATTTAAAATCAACAAGTGTTAGACCAATCTTTCTAAAAGTAGACCTAAGTATAGAATTAATTTCTCTTGCTTGATACTCTAAAACAGATAATTCATTACCATAACCCATCAAGTTAATACGATCTATTGTAAGAAGGGGATCATCCTTATCATCATCCTTTAAGTAATATTCCACCAAAGGCCAATTAATAATTTTACCTTCTTCCAATGTTGTTTGTCTAACAATAGATCCAGCAGCAACATTTCTTACTACTACTTCTATAGGAATAATATCAACCTTCTTACATGACATAATCCTTTCAGGAAAGGTATCAAGATAATGAGTATGAATACCTTGTTCCTCTAGCATTTTAAATAGATATGAAGAGATTTCAAGACATACTTTTCCCTTTCCTTCAGGAAAATCTATCTTTCTACCATTACCTGCAGTAACTTTATCTTCATATTGTATAAGAACTTTATCAGGTTCAGAGGTGGCAAAAACTGTTTTTACCTTCCCCTGTATGATTTCAGTGTTACTCATATCTTTTTAAATGCTCCTAACTTTATTAGAATATAAATTGTAAGAGATGTCCAGAATACAACTTCTAATCCAATATAATTCATTATTCAAAAGTAGAATCAGGTTCTAATGCAATATAGTACTTCAAATCATACTTTGTATTAGTAAACTCTGAAAGTAATTTTGATGAAATAGATACATCATATGCACCAGGAATAATTTTAATATTTTCAACTTTAAAGTTGAAAACAAATTCCTTATCAGTTTCCCCTACAATTATAGAGTATTCATTGGATGTATCATTCTTCTTATCCCTTACAACAAGACGAATTTCATTGTTATCAGCAATTACAGATAGATCAGGTAACTGATATACTGCTGCTGCTTTAAGCAACTTCTCAAGAGACGCACTTTCTAATTGAAAATTAACATCTACTGTAGGTAAAGTAATTTGTTTATCTGGAGGAGATATAATTACTGCTGGATCTGCATAAAAATATTTGACTCTTCTTCTACCCTCACGGATTGTAATATAAGAATCATTTTCAAAATCCAAATCAGGATCTTGATGTAAACTTAATCCATTAAGAAATTGATTTAAATCATAGACTGCAACATCTCTAGGAAACTCCTCATCAATAACTGCTTCTGCAAGAATATTTTTAGCAACAGACATTGTGCGAAGTTGTGTTCCTTGTTTTACAAGGATGGAATTATTGATTCCAGCAAAGTTCTTAAGAACTGTTAATGTATTATCAGAAAGTTTCATAACCACGGGTCGGAGTTTCATTTAATTGTCCACTGAAATGATATAATAGTAAAGTATAGTGTAATGCTTTTAGTATATCACGTTTTGCTTGTCCTTTCTTATCATAGCGACTCAAATACTTAATTGCATTAGAACGACAGAAAGATTCAGCATCGCCAACAGATTCGATAAGATCAAGTGTCTGGACGTTGTTTTCTTTGGAAGTATAGTGTCCACCATATGTCGTGGAGATATAATCCTGAAGAGCTTTAATTGACTCATCTTCTTTATATTTTCTATTACAATCCCTTTGTATTCCAGGTGTTTGTATATTAACAGTACCAGTAGTAACTCCATCTGGAGCACCAGTTATTGTAATACCCTCTGAACAATCAATAGAACCAAGATCTAAATTAAAAGTATCATAGTTTAAAGTAGAATCCAAAGAAATATAATCTCCAGCACAATCTGATGGATAAGATTCAGTACCTACACCAGAAAGTAAATCATCTCCCACTTTAATAACAGGATCATTCCAATCACTTTCATCTGAATCTGATTTTGGTTTAGGATCATATTCATCACTTTCAAATGATGTTACTTTCGTATCATCGTTCATTTCATCATCTCCATAAATTTCGTCGTAAAGTAAACTCCAAGAATTAACCATAAGTGAATAAGAAATCGTTTACAAATGATTCGGATTTCTCCTCACCAAATTTTGTTTTTAGATATCCTCTAACAGGATCTAATCTAGTCATATAAGCATCAAAGTCCTTATATGCTGTAGTATCTTTACCTGTTGGTTTCCCTAATTCTACCATATTTTTGTATTGTGTCAAGTATTCTTTAAATTCAGATAGATAAGCATTTACCTCTTCTGGTTTACAGTATCTTACAAATATATTCTTAGAAAAATGATTACCCATCTCAAAGAATCTATATTTGCCATCATCTTCAGGCAATCCATCAACTGAAAATAAAAAATTTTCTATTGGATGCTGGAAATCAAATACTAGTATAACCTTCCTATCACTAAACTTCATTAAATCCATACCAAAACAAGGAAGAAGTCCTGTAGGAACATTTGCATCCGTGTTAGGATAAAGTATAGTATTGTATATGTCAGAGTTAGGATCTGTTATATGTGCCTCTCTTGCCTTTATAAAGTGTTTACCAGTGCGAATGTTTGCTATTAACTTAGCATCCTTATTCTCCCACCTAGCCCACTCCTCAGTTATCTTTAACTGAGGAAAGGTATCAAACAGAGCATCAATATAATCTTGCCAAATGGTCATACTTCCTCACTAGGTAATTCAAAATCAGCATCAACTTTATCATATAATTCTAAGAAAGATTGCTTAGTTTCACCATCAAAGCGATTAGTACATACTTTAATTGCTTTTGCTTTATCATTAAAAATGCTAAAAGCACGAACTATGTGAACCAACCTACGAGTGCTGATAATCTCTTCGATACCACCATCATAGAAGGTTTTGCGGATAATGTCAGCCCAGTCTACAAGTTTCTTACAAAACTCAGAATCAGTAACACCTAATTCACTAGCAATACCATCTAAAATTTTATTTTCAACAGATGGTGCTGGATAATCTTGCTCAAAAGTTACAGGGAATCTTTCCAGAAAGGCTTCGTTGAGCACATTAGTTCCAATGAATCGTCCATCATCTGAACCTTTGCCCTTAGTATTTGCGGTTGCGATAACGTTGAATCCTGCTCTTGGATTGACAAATCTCCCAATCTTTTTAAGAAAGATTCCATTTCCTTCAAGAATTGGTTGGAGGCAGAGAATCTTATTAGAGGCAAGGTCGATTTCATCAAGGAGCAATATAGCACCTCGTTCGAGTGCTTCAATGACTGGGCCATTGTGCCATACTGTTGCCCCATCAACAAGGCGAAACCCACCAATAAGATCGTCTTCATCAGTTTCAATAGTAATGTTTACACGAATAAGTTCTCTACCTAACTGAGCACACGCTTGCTCTACTGAAAGTGTCTTGCCATTGCCAGAAAGACCAGTAATAAAAGTAGGATAAAAAATACGGCTTTGTATAATTTTTTTAACATCTGTAAATGAACCAAATTTAACGAATGTATTATCCTTGTCTGGAATAAGATTTTGCTGAACTGTTGGTTGTACTGCAGGGGCAGAAAAAGATTTTTCAATATTCTCTACTGCTTTTGTGGTAACTTCAAGATTCCACTTACCCTTTGCAATTTTATATTTTTGAATTTTCTTAGTTACAGTTGCATAAGCAATATCATTCATAGCACAAAAAGCACGAACATCAGCAGCAGTTAATTCTGTACCGTACGTACTCTTCAATCCATCTATCGCTTGCTGTTCAGTCATCTTAAGTTCAAAAGCCATAATTTGTTTGTTTCATTAATCATATTATAGACAAAAAAAGGGGGGATATGTCCCCCTTTGTGACAGTTTTTTAATTGGTATATTTAACCTGCTCCTCCTCCACCACCACCAGCAACTGGTGCAGCACCACCTACCCACGCTTCATTCTCAGGTGTGCTTGGATCATCAGCAACATAATGGCCTTTACCATTTCTTGCTCTCTTAGGTTTTTCTGGAGCAGCGGCTACTGGTTCTGGTACTGAAACAGAAACTTTCGGAGAACCATCACCTTTTCCTGCTAGTAAATTGCCAAAATGACTCATTTTTCTACTTGTAACTCTTTCTCTTATTTATTCTTCTGATTTTTCAGATTTAACTTCTGTAGGTTCTTCTTTAGAACTTTCTGTATCAGTTGATGCCTCCTCCTCTTTAGGAGCATATACTTTAGCATAGGCATTCATCAAACCCTGAGCTTCTTTAGGTGTTAATCTAGGCATTACAATAAGTGTAAATGTATTTTTATTTATTATGCCACCAATTCTATAAATTCACCCAATATTTTTTTATTCATTTTTTTACCTTTAAGACTCTTTACAAAAGCACGTTTAATTTGTGCCTTTGTAGCATCAGTTTGAACTTGAAACTCATCATCATTTGATAATGCACTTGCAGATAATCCAAAATAACTATCATATCCTGAAGTTTTAATTGTGAATGATTTATTCTTCCTCCAAGAAGATATAGTTTTCTCAAGAAGACTTCCATTATATCCACAATATCTACGAATAAAAGATCCACTATCACGATTTGGTAGCAATCTAATTCCAATAAAATTAACATCAGGAAAATTATGTTTTAAATTTTTAAGTAACACATCAATTGATCCATACCATTCAACATCTAAACTATAAGTATGACCTGTTTTCCTATCACGTAAAAAAGAATTATGATTACAATGTACTGTTCCTAAAAATGGTTCATCTTCCCAAGGACGTTGTACTTTTTTATAAACTTTCAAAGGTTGTGCTTCACCATCAGTAAGTATAATACATTGAACTTTTTGTAATCCATTTTCCTTTTTAAATTTAGGAAGAATTTGATGTAAACAAATTAAAGTTTCATTCAAAGGTGTTCCAGAATATCTCATACAACTAGGAGGACCATAACAAGTAAATGTATTTTGATCCATAGAACATACTACTCTGAATATATCTTTCATTTGCTTTTCCAATTCATTACCTTTCATATCACCAGTGAATAGATGCATAAGAGAAAACCAATGTGGAATATGAATTTGACCATCAACTTCTTCACAAGCAGGTAATCTTACACCATTTTCATCCATTTCACCATATGGAAACTCTGAAGTAAATGCATAAACATCAAACGGTATTTGAACTTTTTTACAAAACCAAAGAAGATTATAAAGTTGCTTAAGAGTATCTAACATAACATTATGCATAGATCCAGACCAATCAAGAATAAAAACTAATCCGTGGTTCTTACCATCTGCAAGTGTAGTTACTTTCTTGAATATATCTTCACTATATTTGTAAGTATGAAGTTTAGAACAATCTAAAACACCTGTTCTAGAAGTAGTAGCACGAGCATAACTATCTGCTGCTTTCTTACACTCAAATTCTTTTACAAGATAATTAACTTCTTTTTGTGCTGATTTTTTAAACTTATTAAACATAGTATCAACAGTCTCAAATATATCCTCATCAAATAAAGGTGAATCGCCATACATTTTTTTAGCATAATCTATATTATCTTCCCAAGTTTGATCTATAATTTTATAAATTGAAGAATTTGGAACAATAACTTTATCTAAATCAACTTTTGGTAATTCTACATAAGAACTTGGAGCATTATTACCTACCAATTTCTTTAATGATTCTTCCAATGATTTTAGAGTTGAAACTTCTGGTTCCTCATCACAAGTTTCACCACCAACATTATTATCATATTCCTTTTCAAAATCTTCTAATACAGGACCATCACCACTTACAGTTGGTTGATGATCAATATCTATTTCACCATCTTCAGAATCTTGATCATTAGAATCATCATTTATACCACTATCAAAAGATTCTCCATCTTGATCTTCCTCATTAATATCAATAGAAGCATTTAATTGTTGTTTTGTATCTTCTAATTCATCTTTACAATAGTTGTATATCTCATCTGCAATATCAAGTACTTCATCAAATGTTTCGCAGTTTTCTATCTTTTTAATAAATCTAGATTCCAATAATGAGAAATTAACATCAACATAATTACCAATCTTAAAATATAGATTAATACGATCTGCCAAATTCATCTCATCAATATCTACACCATTAATTTCAAAGAAATCATTATCATTTAACTCCTGATATCCATAATAAAAAGTTTTTGATAATCCAGCATATCTACGTTTCATTAACTTCTCAATTCTTGCATCCTCAACAATATTAACAAATGCATGAGGAATGTTATGAGTTTCTCTCCAATCTACATCAGGTGTATAAAGAGCGTGTCCAACTTCATGAGCAACTAAAGAATCATATACACCATTACTTGCCTTTTCCCATACAGGAAGTGTTAATACACGAGTTTGAACATTAAACTCAGCAGTTTCAACTTTCTTATGCTCTACTACCAAATCTTCTGTGGCAAGTAATTTAGCAAGTTGTGATTTAATTTCGTGGCAAACAGGCATCGTTCATTTCTCTTGATGTACCTATCATACTAGAAAACCGCCTCTTTGGGCGGTTCTGTAGACACTTTATCAACTGTCCACGCCTTGCTCTTGCTTGACGTAGTGCTTGCGGTTTAAGAGTTCGCTTTCGCTCCTTCTTAGAATGATGTTGCCAATTTGGGGTGTTCATTTTTCATTATGCTGCTTCATTCACTGCTAGTGTGTCCCAAACATTACCATTAGTTTTCTTGGCAAATGAAAATGGTGTATCTTCCTTTGCTTTTGTTTGAGAAGTATAGGTTGTTCTATCAGCGAATGTTACAGTCCAAGAGTTTCCACCCTTATAGTATACAGTCTCTCCATTAACATTGCTAGTTTTCTTAATATGCCAGGCCATTGGTATCAAACAGTTTTTAGATATTTATAATCTTACGATTCAATCATCCTACTAAAACCCTTTACCTTCTCAAATTTGATAACACTTTCAAACTTATCATACAATTCGGTTTTATGTGATATAACAAAGATATTCGCATCTTTAATTACAAAACGAATAATCTTAAGGAACTCATCTGTTCCCATACCATCAAGAGAACTGTCAAATACCTCATCCATAATTAATAAATTGGTATTTACAGAATTTTTAGCCCTAGCAACTTCTCTCCAAGTAAACAAAAGTGCTAGATCAATTCTCATCTTCTCTCCTTCAGAGAAAGAAGCATAAGAAAAATTCTCATGAATTGGAGATTGAATAGATTCATTAAACTCTTCATCAAGATTAAAATTGATATAAAAATCCATCATCTGCAGATAACGATTTACCTGCTGATTAATAAGTGGAAGATACTTCTTAATAATTTTTGTCTTTACTCCATCATCCTTCAATAAGGAATAAGCAAAATCATGATACTTTATATACTCTTTCTTCTCTGCCAATTCCTCAAAAATATTTTGAAGATTTTCATTAAACTCTGCTAATTTTCTTTGTTCAGTATTTCTGTTTGCATGCTGATCGGTAAGTCTCTGAATTTCCGATTCCAAATCCCTGACCTGTCTGTTACATCCAGAGATGAGAGTATGATTTTTAGAAATGCCATTGTTGAGTTTAGAAATCTCCTTTGATAGGGTTGTAAATTGACGTTCTCGTTCCTCTTCTTTTTGAATTGCTTCTTCTAGTTCTTTATAACCAGATTGCAACTCCTGTGCTTTATTTTGAACGTCAGCAATTCTATTTACACGAAACTCTTCTTCTATATCCTGAGTACAAGTAGGACATACCGTATTATCTGTGAAAAACTTATGTTCTTTAGTAAGCGTTGCTACTTTATTAGACATTTTGCCCTTAAGTGTGTTTAGTTTCTTTAACTTACCTTTAGCACCAGTTACTTCTTCTTGCTTCTTAGTTAAATCAAATACATCATTCTCTAATGACTCATTTACTTTAACATAATTATCTGCTTCATTTAAAAGAATATCAATTTTATCTTTCTTCTCCTCTATCCTTTGTTTTCCTCGACTCTCCAATTCTTCAATAAAATTCTTTTGCATTTCAACTTTATCCTTTACATTCTCCTTACTTAACTCTAAAGTTTTTATATTATCTCTCTGAGATTTTAATTTATCTCTAATGACACTATTCATTGCAGAGAATATTCTAATATCCAAAACATCTTCAATAACTTCTCTACGATTAGAACCTGTTAATTGCATAAAAGGCACAAAAGTACTACTACCCAAAATTACAATTTGAGTAAATGACTTATAATTTAATTTTAAAATAGTCTCTTCTAATATCTTTTGCATTGCACGATCATCTGCTTCTTTGTGCATTGCATTACCATCAACTACAATAACAAACAGATTGGGTTTTATCCCTCTTCTAATTAAATAATGTTTTCCGTTTATTTCAAACTCAACTTCAACCACACACTCCTTTTCATTAGTACTGTTTGGTAATTGACCCTTATTAATTTTACGAAAAGGTTTATTAAATAAACTAAAAGTTAAGGCATCAAGGACTGTTGATTTACCAGTTCCATTGGTGCCTACTATTAAATTTGTTGCATTCTTTTGAAAATCTACTTCCGTATATTGATTGCCTGTACTTAGGAAGTTTTTCCATCTAACTTTCTGGAAGGTTATCATTCACTTTTGGCGGTATAACGATGTCGTTTGGAGTAATAACAGCATACTTGTAATTATAGCGTCTACAGGTCATAATTGCAAGCTGATCATCAACTTCTATAACTTTCATAGGTTTTTCTTCCTGATCATTTAACTGCATTGCATATCTTTCAGCATCATCCTCCTGCTGAAATAGAAACAGAACTTTTTCACCATATCTGTTCAAGACAGCATAAGCACCCTCATCTTTATAGTTCTTTAAAGTAAGGAGATACATTAATCAACCTCACACGCCTCTGCATAGATTTTTTGAAAAATACCCTTGATTATTGTTTTATCACCTTCAAATTCAGATTCATCAATATATCGATTTAAGATACCAATAGTATTTTCACTTTCCTCAACTTCAAATTCTTGACTTTCCTGAATATCAAAATTTTCTATTATTTTTAAATCTTGTATTCCAGTAGAGTATAATTTATCTATGAATTTTTCAAATTGTTTCTGATTAGTTTTTTTCTTTACAATAACTTTTACAATTTTATTTTTGTATTCTTTACTATTGAATAACTTATAGTTTGTATCTTCATAAAAGATTTTATAAAACAACCTATAAGGATTATTAACTGGTGTATGTTCTAAAGTTTCAGTATCGAATATATGAAATCCTCTTGGATCGTTTACATCATTCCAAAACATCTCATAAGGATTTCCAAGATAGTAAATATTATCAACATTAGATCTTGTATGATAATGACCAGAATAAACCTTTTTAAATTTCTTAAATGGTGTAATATCCATACCATGATCCATTACATGACCAGCAGTAGCAACAAACCCATTTAACTCAAGATGTCCCATAGCAACAGATGCTCTTGACTTCTTAATCAATCCAAGACTTCTCTCCTTGTTCTCTTCATTAATCCAAGGCACAAGAAGAATATTCAATCCACCTACTTCAATAGAAGTTGTCTCGGAATAAGTTGTTATATTCTTATATTCCTTTAATAAAAGATCTATTGTATTAACTTCATTCGTATCTTTATAGTATGCAGTATGATTACCAACAACACTATGAAGTGTTACTCCCATATCTTGGAGTTTATCAAAATAATTTTCCTTTGCCCAATCAATAGACCATAAATCAATAGATCTACGATTATCGAATGTATCTCCCATATCAATAACCGTAGTAATATTATTCTCCTCTAAGTAAGGAAAAAATATATCATTATAAAATTTTGCAAAGTAATCATGGAAACTTTTGGAACCTTTTCTAGCACCAAAATGTTGATCTGTTATTATCGCTATTTTCATCTATTACCAGACTTATACTGAATATTATCTTTAATAGTATTATAATCTGAACCAGAACCAGAAAGAGCAGTATCATCTACCACCATAACTTCATCATATCCAGTCTTCTCAATTATCTTTGTCTTAATTTCTAATTGCTTCTTCTCTTTCTGAATTCTTCTTAGGAAAGCATAATGAATGATCTGAGTAAAATAAGCAAATGGATTTCTAGATTTTGCTGGATCAAAGTTATGAATGTATTGTACACAATTCTCTATACCATCAGAGATCATATCATCTCTAAACATATAGTTTACAAAATTTGGTTTATAGGAAAGGTGTGTAGCAATCTTTAAAAAACACTCTCCAAGATAATTGGTAATACGTGGTTTTGGAAGATCATTCTCTTTTGCTTCTGCTACTTTTGCTCTATAAACAATTAATGCTTCTAAAAGTTCCTTGTTATTTACGTAGTGTTCTGATTTTCTCTTTGCCATAACATTGACTTTTCCTACTTTAAGTATACGGACATTATAACATTAATATAGGGACTTGACAAGGTACCAATATACCAGTACAATAACCTTTGTGGAGGTTTGAAGGATATATTAAGACTCTTTTTTATCTATATTAATATTATATATTCTCTCTAAATTCTTACGAGCATCATCGACTGTTGTTATAAAACCTAACTTTTCATTTAATTTTACCCTACCATCAAATTCAAAATCACATTCTTCTGATTCGTTTAAATATTTTTTATAAAAATTAATCATTTGTTCATCAGATATTTCAGTCATTGTGACAATTTTATCATATTTAATTAAAAACATATCATCAGTTGGTAATTCTAACCAAGGTTTTATCTTAACATACTGCCCATTGGGATTCTGAAGCATTTTCATTATTACAGGATTTTGAAGCATTATAATAGGATCCCCATCATTTTCATCGATACAGATTATAGAGAACAATTCTTCTCCTGTTATTAATTTTATAACCCCGTAGAATTCTTCTCCCATCAGTTCTTTATTGGTATATTTACTATGTCATAATTAAAGTTCTCTTCATTATAGACTTTGATTCGTTCAATTAAATGATTGAGTGTGTAATTTTTTCTAGACTTGTAACTAATATCATCAGCAATGTCATATAGAGTTGCTTTTACTTTTCCGTTTCCTTTTCTAAGAACCCTTCCAATTGATTGAAGGTTTCTAATGCGGGATTTACTGGGGCTTGCAAAGATGACGTTGTGCAACCGCTTAATGTTAATCCCAGTACTGAAAGTACCATAAGAGGCGACAATAATAGCATTATCCTGCTTTTCTGTAATTTCACGAATCTCCTCTCTGTCTTGTGTTGGAACACCACCGTGAACAAAGAAGACATTTCTATGTTCTACTGTATTAGTATTTATCATCTCATATAGAGGTTCACCATGTCCTTCTACTCTTGCAAATAAAATAAGAGTGTTACCTTTAAGATCTAATGCAAGATTTCTTATAAATTTATTTCTCCTTTCATGACCAATAATATACTGAACTTCTTCTTCAAAGTTTTCAAATTTATTCGGTGGGTGTTTCAATAGAAGCACATTAATATCTAATGTAGCAACATGACCTTTATTCATCAATTCTTTTGTTTTAATAATCTTATAAGAAGGTCCAAATAATCCCTCAAGAACCCATTTATGGGTTTGTGTACCATCTAATGTTCCAGTAAATCCATAACGATATTTGGCATTACCCAATTTAGTCATTATAGATATAAGTGACTTCGACTTAAACTGGTGTGCTTCATCACCAATTACAACTGAGAATCTTTCAAAATATTTTCTAGGTAGTTTATAGATTGACTGCCAAGTAGTAATAATAACTTGAGAATCTGTTTCTCTTTCTCTGCCAGCATATATCTTGTGACAATATGAACCAACATCCCATCCATAGTCTGCAAAGTCTTTATACATTTGCTCTACAAGCGAAGTCGTTGGAACAACTATCAGAATATTTTTCTTTTTTTCAACAAAATATCTCACAATCCCATATATCATCAACGACTTTCCTGAAGCAGTTGGAGATATCAATAACTTTCTATTATGTCGTAGAGCGTCGTATACTCCATCGATTTGATAATCTCTAGGTTTATACTTAGAGATAGCAGTCATATAATCCTTTACACCCTCTTTTGAAATCATATCATTGATCTCAAAAGGAAGTCCGTAATATTCGTTTTTTGTAAATTGTGAAGTATATTCGTGATCTCTACAGAACTGCATTAATTTATCTAACAGTCCTACATATATTTCTCCAGTCTGAACATTAAATAATCGTATCTTACCATCCCAATGCCTCTTTTGATAGTGTGGCATAAACTTTGCACCAGGCACTTCAAAAGTGAATTGATCTGACAATTCATAATATACATGAGGTTCTGCTTTCACATGTAGAAAGACCTCATTCTTTTTTGATATAATCAAATGACTCATAATCCTATACCAATATAGAATTATTTAGATCCTTATTTCTCGCTCATTCCTATAGGACCTTTTCCCTTTTTAATATTTGCCATTCTCTTTTGATTATCTTTTATAGATTGTCTTATAGCACGAGATTTTGCTTTGCTTTGTTTAATATCTACAGATTGCATATAAAGATCACCTGGATTCCACTTATGTGGTTCAGTTTTTCCAGTAACAGGATCTTTAGATACAGTACTCAATTCTGCTTTAGTTTTCCTAAACATAGGAGTTGGTTTCCTACCAGTCTTTTCATAATCAGTTATCTTATTTGATTGACCAGATCTTCTTAATGATTTATTCCCACTTCCTCTACTACCAACAACAGCACCAATAGGACCTTTATCTCCTTTACCACTTATCCTACGCTTATATTCACCACCTTTAAGATTGCCTTGGAATTGGAGATCCTTTGTTGCAGTATCAACTCTACTAGAAGTGCTACTACCTAAAGGTTTTACAGTTGAAGTAAATCCACTATTCTTTGGATTAGATACTTGAGATTTGGCTAAAAGATTCTTTGCAGTACTTTGAGTTTGATCACTTCCCGTAACAGTTTTCTTTAATAATTTTTTCTCAAATTTAGACGTAGATAATTTCTTTAATGTGGACTTAAATTTTGGAGCATATTTAACTGCTGCTCTGCGAAGTCCTTTAGACCCAAACTTTGCAAGAGCATTAGCAATACTTTCATTAAATTGGTTATAAGTTTTTAATTTCTTTCTCATATCTTTTGGTAACTTTTTGATAAGATCTTCACGTTTTCTTTTGTGATGACCCGTCATAGTTCCATCAGCTACTGGATTATTAAATTCAGCATCTGCTGCCCATAAACCAATTCCAACTGGACTAGTTAAAGATTTTCCAATTGTTTTGAGAATTTTCTTCCCCTTCATTATCCAACAATATCATCAAACCATTCTTGACTCATACCAGAAATAATTTTATCTGCTGCATTAGCATCTAGTGCATATTGTTCTGATATAAGATATTCCACAACCTTCTCATAGTTTTCGTGGATTACTTTACTTTCTCTTGGAGTAGGTTTCATTTTTAATATTAGATCTACTCATATATTTATAATCTACATACCTGCTTGGAACTTATTCCATTCTATTGCATTCTTAATTTGAAAAGTTCTATTAGAAACATTTTTTATAATCTCTTCTAAAAATTTCAAAGTAGTATCATAATATCTAATTTTAAGATCTATCTTTATCATCTTATCATCTGCTTCCATATGTCTTTGTATAGCATCCTTTTCTCTTACCTTATAAGGAAAGGGTTCTTCTGCATATACTTCTGCAGGTGCTTTACCAGTATAAAAATTATGTCTCTCTAATCTAACTTTATTATATTGTTCTCTTGCTTTTTCACGCATTAAAGTAACAGTATTATAAACTGTATAATACTTTGAATGTAATTGGGGAATCTTCAAGGATTCATCATGTAGATTATCAGGATCAATAACAGAATCTTTCTGCCACATCTCCTGAATTTTGTCAAGGTCCATTAATTATTAGTTGAGAGTTTATATAGAGTATACTTGAAAGTTGCCTGTGCTGTAAAGTATTGAATATCTGTATTTGTAGCATCAAAATCCAAAGATGTCAAGGAAACTGGAAATAAATCAGTAAATTTAACCTTTGCTACTTCTCTATAATTACTATTCTGTATACTTAGAGTTCCATCTGAAAATGCTACTTTTGGATCTCTTTGATTTGCATCATCTGTTGTTAATGCTTTATATTCTTTAGTTGTATCTGGAAATCCCAAACCAACTAACCAATTATATACTGACATATAATTTTCTAAATTCTCATCAACTATGAATTGTAGAGTAAAATCTCCAAATGTTAATCTCTCGCCAGGAACGTCAATATTTTTTAAATACGTTGCTTGCTGTGCAAGTTCAAGGTTTAACTCTGGTATTCTAGCACTATTTGAGAAAAAATCAACTTTTGGATATTTTCCCAAATTAAATTTGAATCCTATACCAGATAGAAAATTTCTATTTTGTATTTGCTTTCCAAAAACCGAATTAGTCATTGTTAACCCTTAATTAAATTATAAATGGATTCAGTTATATGTTTACATCCACCTACTGATTTCCACTGACCACTTGAATGATATTCGCTGTAAGATGAAGTTGCTGTTATATTAGATATTATTATATCTGCACGGGTTTCCCAGTCAGCGTAACCTTCATTAACAAGATATTCTTTTGCTTCTTGGTTTGTCATCTTAATGATACTTTTATTTGTATTTAGATAAAAAAAGAGGGGTCTTGCGACCCCTCCTGAAGATATATAAGCATCTCGCTTACATGAGGTTAGTAACCTTAACTCTTCTGTAATACTTGTTAGCATTACGTGTAAGTGCTCCAAGTCCCTGTGTAGTTCCTTGTGAGAATGGGTTCTCGACGATGCCGTAGCGAGTCTTGAATCCAATTTTTGGTTGGAATGTATCCTGACCAACCGCACGAACCATCTGTAGTGGAACGTATGGGCAGTAGAACAGTCCAGCGTCATAAGGAGAAGAACCCTTATAACCCATAACGTAGTACTGGTTAGCAGATACGTTAGCAGAATAAGGATCGATATACACTCTATACTTACCTTGAAGAACACCAGCAAATGTATTGCCTGTGTCATCTACGTTCAAGTTAGCATTAAGTGCAGGGGTGTAATCAAGAACACCAGCCATTGTTAGAGCAGAAGCAACGTCTGCGGAACAAAGGACCATGTTACCCTTTCCACGACGAGTTCTTTGTGCGATAGCGTTAGCGTCTCTTTCCATCTGGAATATAAGACCCTTGAACTTCTCAACACTCCATCTTCCGTTTGAATCGGTGTCTAAGTCAAATGTACCACCATTAGCAACGTTTGCTTGAGCACCAGGCTCTGCTACGTTGTAGATTGTACGAATAACTTCTCTATTGATTTCCGCAAGGATTTCAGTAGAAAGAATGTTTGCAAGTTCTGCCTCTGCATTCAAACCATGAATTGCTTTCAAGTCTTGAGCAAGCTCTAGTGAGTACTCAGCTTTCAACGCACGAGATTTCGCAGTAACTGTTACTTTCTCGATGGAGAATGCCATCTGGTTGAAGTGCTCAGATTCACCGAGTCCTTCAGCAGCGTCTGTGCGAAGACCTTGACCAACGTTATAAGTTGTGCCGTCGCCAGTTTGAGGAACTGTAGGATCAAGAAGTCCTGGATTATCACCAGTTTGTGATGTTGTACCCAAACCAACAGTAGCATTTGTCATGCCATCTGTTTCGTTGAATCCAGAATCTTGTCCAGAGAATGCTGTGTCTGCTTCGTTGAATAGAGCTTCTGTTCCACTCTGATTCTCGTAGCGAGAACGCATTGCGAAGATTAGTCCAGTAGGACCATTCATTGGTTGAACACCAGCAAGGTCATAAGCGACCAAGTTAGGCATTGCACGTCTGATTAAAGAAATCAGAACAGGGTCGAAACCAGCAGTAGGACCACCAGCAGCAGCATCAGCAGAGAAACCTGCGTTTGCACCTGAATTAGTGGCGTTTGTGGGGGCTTCGGAAAGGAAACTACGCTCTTCACGTAATTCTTTTTCTTGGTTTTCAAGCAGGATAGCGGTTACGCTTCTACGATGTGGATCTTGAATCTTATCCAATCCATCGTAATCAAGGATTGGTGCCCACTTCTCCTGCAAGTACTCAGAATTGTACATTTGCATTTGAAAATTACCTCTTAGGTATTTTGTTTGAAATTAATGATTTAGTAATCACTTTTTAGCAGCTCTAGAAAGTGTATTCAGATAGGCTTGCATCGTAGGATTTACATCCTGTGATGCTACTTCGTCAGTAGAAACCTCTTCTGATAAATTCTCAGAGGTGCTCTTTGGAGTGCTAGTCTTTGTAGGGAAATAAGATTCCTTTAAAGTACTAAGCTTCTCACGATAGTCTGTCTCACTTTCAAACTCAACATTTTCGGCAAGAGAAGCAAGTTTTTCCTTCTGAGTGTCTGCTAGACCTTCAGCTACAGCAGCAAAGATGCCGTCTGCAGAGGATTCCGCTAATCTGCGATTAAGAGAAACATTTCTCTCAATCTGCTCATTGAGTTTATTTTCCATCTCATCAAGCTTATCTACCATACTATTAAGCACATCATATTTTTCTTCAGGGATTGATACATAATGTTCTTCAAAAAGACCCTTCATTCCTTCTAGGAATGACTCGGTCATTTCTGTTTTGAGACCTGCTTCTACTTGCAGAGCGTTCTCTTGGATCCACTCATCTGCAACGTACTCAAGGTAAGAATCTACTCTTTCTACAAGTCCGCCTTTGATTGTTTCTAGTTCTTCAACTAGAGCATTGGCATAAGACTCATTGAGTTCTTCTTTGATATCTGCAACCTTAGTTTTGATTGCGGTCTCGAAAATTGTTTTTGCTTTGTCCTGAAACTCTTCAGAAAGTTCTTCACCTTCAAGAAGTGCTGCAACGTCTGCATCAACGTCATAGTTCTCTTCTTCGATGACTTCTTCTTCAGTAGTCTCTTGCTCGGCAACAACTTCATCTGTAGTTGCTTCTTCTTCAGATACAACTTCTTCTTCTGTTGTTTCTTCTTCAGCTACTACTTCATCTGTAGTTGCTTCATCCTCTGCTACAACTTCTTGCCCATCTTCGATTTCGTCTGAAACTGCTTCAGCTTTTGCTGCTTTAGAGTTTACAACGTCTCTTACTTGAGCGAGGGTTGCTCCAGGTGTCTTTAGCTTATTGCTATCGTCATCTGGTTTTGAGTTTTCTGGAGTAGGTCCACCAAGGTCTTCGTAGCCAGGCCCTTTTGGTGCGGGGTCTGCAGCTGCGGCTCCTTTGGTGACTACGTTTTCTTCGATGTTTTCCATTTCGTGTTAATTGCTACCAATAGGACAATTTAGGTCCGTATGAACCTATACTTATTTATAGATTTGTTAAATTTAGAGATTTAGAGGTTATTTAGAAAATTGTTAAATAGACCCAACTTGTGCTCCTCTAAGGCACGTTGACCAACTAATGTATTAATTGATTTTTTTGTTTTTTCAGCAAGTTGTTCACGGAGAAGTCCTCCTTCCCAAACCCACTCTTTACCTTCCATAATTCCATTTACAAATGCATCTGGAGCAGAAGGATCGGCAACGATATCAGCAGCAGTTGCTAACTGAAAATCTTCACCAACAACTTTTGTACCTGTATGATCTTCTTTAAGTGATCCAACACCACGAGAAGAAACTCCAAGCATAACACCTTCACCGAGTAAAGATTTTGCAATCTTACCCATTGGTGTTTCCAGAAGTTTTGCTTTTCCTCTAAAATTATTACCCTCTCTTACAAGAGAAGTAATTTTATGAGAAACTCTATCTAGATTTACTGTAGGACCTTCAGGATGACCTAATTCGCCAAGAGCACGTCCTTTACCAACAAAACTTTCACAATAACGATTAACTTCTTTAGAAAGAGTTTCTACAGGATACATTCTTCCATTACGGTTTTTTATACCTCCTTGTAAGAATACACCTTCAATATGAAGAGTTTTATTGCTCCCCCTACCTTCAGAGATTATTTTTACCTGAGAAATTTCTTCTGTAATGAGTTTCATTATTCTTGGTCCTGAGTTGGTTCTTCAGCATCTAATTCTTGATCTACTTCAGTAGGAACTTCAGCATTAAATACTGCATTTGCTACTAATGGTTTAGATCCTTCAATTCGCTCTGCTGATTTTGCATATAACATATCCTTTATTCTATCGGATATATCTGCTGCAGAAGCATCAGTTGCAATCAAATCAACAATTTCTTCCATAAGATTAAATTAAAGTAAATATATACCTATATTTATAACTCGGCCTTCTTGGTGTCTTTTTGATACTTTTTATCAATCTCTGCTGCCTGTGCCTGTATATCTGGATCAACTGGCTGTTCACCCATTGACATAGGATCTTCTGCCATGTTTGGATCCATCGCTGGATCTCCTTCTTGAGGTAATGGTTCTCCAGTTATTGGATCGAGAGTTGATGGATCTGGAATGATTCCCTTTTGAATCTCATTTTCAATTTGTGTATCAATTTCTTCTATTTCTTTATCTGATTGACGTAATACTCTCTTACGAACATATTCTGTAGAATAGTATTTACCAATATAAGGTTCGATTGTAGCAAGCATACCCATTCTACCTTCCATCAATTCAGACTCTTTAAGTTCTGCAAACTGATTATCATAGATGAAGTCATATTGAATATGATCTTCCATTCTTTCCCAATCTTCTGGAGTACAGATATTCTTAAGAACTAATTGGGTTTTGAGCATGTCATTAAACATTGCTGCAAAACGCTTTCTTAAACGTCCTACAAACTTAGCAAATTTAAGTTCATCTCTTAATATCTCAGATGAACGACCTAAATTAAAACCACCTTCAGCAGCGATTCTAGATTCAGGAACACCTAATGCTCTATAAAGTTTCTTTTGGAAATAATCAACATCAGACAATTCGCCCAAATTCTGACCACCAGGTAGAGTTGTAATTTCAGTTCCCCGACCACCTTCTCTTCTAGGCAACCAGAAATCCTCCATCATACTCATAAATTTACGGTCATCACGAACTTCACCAGTGTTCGCATCGTAAACTAACTTATTTCTATAGCGAGACATTACCTCTTTAAGATATTGTTCTGCCTTTACTTTTGGTAAATTACCTACATCAATATAAAATATTCTTCTTTCTGGTGCTCTTGATAATCTATAAATTACAAGACTATCCTCAATCATTCTTAATTGATTCAGTGCTTTAATTGCTTTATGGAGATATGAAAGAACTCTATTCTTATTTCTATCTACTAAACCTGAAGAACAATTAGTAATCGAATCTTTTGATATTTTTATAGCGTCTTTACCTGCTCTACTAACCATTCCAGTTGGATAGTTTGGTTTTGGAGTGTAGAGATAATATTCATCATATTCTGGATTTGGAACAGATTGCTTCTCATTACCAGTGATGATACTTAACTCTTGACCTTTCTTTTTTTTCTCTTGACGAATATATTTAATTTTTAATGGGTCAATATATCTAAGATCTTGAATACCTTCTTGGGGATTTTTTACATCAATAACTTTTAGATAGAATAATCTACCATCAATATACCAATTACGAAAAATCTCATGGCACTTCTTATCGAAGTCCATGATTTCTTTAATATAAGTAAATTCTTCACGAATTTTTTTCTTTATACCTTCACTAGCATTTAAATTTGATAATTCAACTTCTACAGGTGAATCATAGAGATCACTAACTATTGCTTCATTAACAACATCTTCAATAGCACCATCACATTCGGGGTGAAGTGCCATTTCTCTATATCTTTTTATTAAATCATGCTCTGAACGATATGCACCCTCAATGTCTACATACTGACCATAAAATCCACTTGACACAAAAGCATCAACCCCGTCCTCATTGTTCTTGGGAACAGGGCTGATGATTGATTTGGACTTTTTCTGAGTATCCTCAATAGAAAAACCGAAAAGTTTCGCCATATTATAAAAAATTTACTTTATATCTTCTATTTAGTTGATATCCTCGCCACCTGCTACAGGACTTCTACCCTTGATTACTTCTAAGTACTGAACCTGAAGTTCAACAGTAAATTCCTGAATGCCTTGAGCATCATATGAAAGTTCGATAGGACCAACCTGTGTTGGGAATGTATCGTAGAAACGATATGCCCTTAGATCTTGTCCATCACGATCTAACTGATAAACATAAGCATCTGCTTGATAGTCTGCTGGATTAACTAAACCAGTATTATCTGAAAGACGATTGATGGTATTCATCCATCTCTCGAATGCGGATCTGATTGCAAAGTCTGTATCGTTAATAACGGTAACAGTCCAAGAATCGAATGTTCTATCACCTGCAATTTTAAGTACCCTTCCTCTGAAAGGTACTTCTATTTGCGAAATGTTAGATGCTGGTAATCTTGCACCCTTTACTAAGAATCTTGATCTATCAAGAACATCAGAGGGTGGTTGAGCAGCATCAGGAAATGTTAGAACAACCTCGAACAGATTGGCACGAGCACCGCCACCCGTCAGCTTACTTTTGAAGTCTGAAATCGTCCTTAGTGGTGGTGGATTGACTTGATTTCTAGCCATGATTGATTAAAACCTCTTAATTAAACGGAACCGATTACTTCTTCAAAAGCAACACCAGTTCTTGTAGCAACAAAGGTAAGTCCGATGAAGTTAATAGAACGTGCTGGTTTGATGAATATGTCAGCAACAAATTCATTTGAATCGATTACTGCTGCTGTATTGTTTGTTTCGTCACAAACAACAACGAAGTCAAAAATACCTCTCTTGGATTGAACATCTCTTAGGAATGGTTCAATGATATTTACAAAGTTAGTCCTTGTAATTTCATCGTTGAACTCAAAGAGTTGATCTTTTGCTGCTGCTTTAATTGCATCTTCAAGGTAGATGAATAATCTACGAACGTTGATACGATCAAATGCAGATGATTTAGCAAATCCAGTCTTATCACCGAATAGAACGATTCCAGATCCAGGTGATAGGATAACAGGGTTAATTCTGTTGGAATAAAGAATGTCTCTCTGTTTCTTACCAGGATT